CTGATATAACACTCCATTCCGCGTCATACCCGATGGAGGCAAGTTCTCCAATGACGGTAGTTCCCCCCAGAGTGATATGTCCCCGAACATTTTCCAAGATCGCGAACTTTGGTCGTAATACGCTAATCGCGTTTCGGACCCATGGCCATAAGTGTCTGGGGTCGTCGGTTCCTTTTCGGACTCCAGCGAGGCTGAAGGGCTGACAGGGATATCCTCCGCAAATAACGTCCACGGGCTCGACGTTTCGGAAGTCGATTCGTTTAATGTCTCCATGATTAGGCACCTCAGGCCAATGTTTCTTTAAAACTTTTGAAGCGTATTCGTCTATTTCTGAATGCCAGACAATTTTCATTCCGGCTCGTTCTAAGCCAAGATCGAGTCCACCGATCCCGCTGAAAAGTGATCCAACTTTTAGCGTCATATCTGAAAGTTAGAAAGCGTGTAAAGAATATATTCCATGTCGGAAGGCTTCCAGACGCTATTGAATGTCGCGCTCACGTCAAAAGCCATAAGCCAACGTTTCTGAAGCGGCGAAAGTTTTCCTTTCTCGGCTTTTAATTCGACCGCAAGGATTTTCCCGCTTATTGGGTGAACCATAAGCAAGTCTGGAAAGCCGGCGTCGCCTTGGATATGTGTCGCCCATTTACCGCGACCGTTTTGCGCGGGTAGGTCATGGTGAATTAGCCAACCGTAACGTTTCGCGATCGAAATAACGACGTTCTTAAATTCGGCTTCGGTCATGTTTTCGCGCGGCTTCATTAAAGCGACTCCGACCAGATTTTGTCCGCTAAGTGATTTATCGCCCAGCGAATATTTTGTTTTGCTTTGTCTTGTTCGTCGCGCAATTCAACGTAAATCGCTTGAAGTTTTTCTACTGCTGTAATCATTTCTAAAAGTGTCATTTGAGTGCCTCAATTACCATGCTCGCTTCGTGGGACTTTAATAGTTCTAGGACCGCGTCATCGCGGCCGACGGTTCGTTGAATGAATTCCAAAAGTCGAAGGTCGTCCATGCCGGCGTCCTTGGCCAGTTTTGAAATGTAACCCGTTTGTTTTGGGGTCGCGAATGCGCCTCTCGGGATATGGACCAAAGGCTCGCCAGACGCGCTAGGACGCTCCGAGGACGTCGTTTGTCGTGTTTGTGGACCTCGGGACACTTTCTCCATTTCCTCGCGCGAAGGACGTTCCCCGCTGGAGGCTATCGGCGAATTTTGGATCATGCGGCCGATCGCGGACGTTTCTCCGTTTTCGACGTGACTTGTTTTATTGACTGGCGACGATCCACGGATTTCCTCCGCGTAGCCGGTCGCGATCAATTTTCCGTCGTTGTTGTATCCCTCGGCTCTAAAGAGAACAAGGTCCCCGTCGTAGTAGTGGATAGACGTCAAAATTTGTCCGTCTGGGTATGCGGCCCACCATCGAATTAATCGTTCGTGAACCGTTTCGTAATTATTGAGATCGAATCCCATGTTTAGCCTTTCGTCGTTTTAATCGGATTTTGATTTAGTTAAACAAGCCGCCAGACGCGGATCGGGGAACAATGTCTCCGCCGGCTGGGTGAATATTCTCCCGTAAAAATTATTTTGTTTTCTTTAGCAAGTTTTGACATGATCGGACCTAATGCCCTTGGATCGTGGGCTTTTGTTGAGCGATGAGAATCCAGCCAGTCGAATACGTCGTCGCTTGTAAACGTGAAGCGCATTCGGCCAACGGTTAGGACCGCGTTCCTTGCGTCTTTGCGAAATTCCTCGCGCGTGTTTTCGTCGATCTTTCCCATGGCTTCGTCGCGTTCACGGATCGCGTCGAATATTGTCATTTGGTCGCTCATGAATGCGCTCCTAATGCTTTAATCGCTTTATCAAGGACGGCTACTTCCCAGACTGGCAACGGATCGCGGAGAATGTAGTCCGTTTGTATTCGCTTTAGGTCGCGGATTAGTGAGGCGTGAGGGTTTTTTGAAATGGCCATGATTTCGTCCATTAAACCCATGACGGCTTTTTGGTGGAGAACCATTGCGCGAGTTTCCTCCGATAGTTCGCCTTGATTAAATGCTACGCCTTCGCTCATTTTGTCCTCCAAGGCCCCCAGCCGAAACCGTAACGTTCGACTCCGTAGTTATAAATTTCTAAGCCGGCGCGAAGGTTAACTTCGGCCTGTAACAAGTCTTTAGGTCGTTGAATGATTCCGCGCTCTATAAGCCATTTGTTCCAAAAACCGTTTATTTGCAATAAACCTCGCGAACCTCCGTTCGGATCTTTTTTATTAAAAGCATTTGGAGCGCAATTAGGACCAGACTCTCGCGCCATGATCGATTCGAGGACGGTCCTTTGGTCAAGCGGCCAGCCCATATTCACGGCTAATGCGGAAAATTGTTCACAAGCCGAAGCGTAGGGATCAATGAATAACGTTGAACTTGTTGTCGTTGTCGGCTCGATCAAATAAGGCTCCGCGGAAATAGTTGTTTGTGTAACTTGTGGAACGTTTGTTTCTGGCATAACGGATATACCGAAAAGCGCAAGAACAAAAGTTCCGATTAGTAGAAATGGATTAGTCATTTTTTCTCCAATGGATAAGGGACTCCCCACGATGAGGAAGCCGTTCTAAATGCGATTTGTCCCATGAGGTAATCGCCCGAGTCAAAGTCGGTAAATATTTGAACCAGTATCTCTTGCCCGTTTTCCATCGTTCCGACGTAAACGGAATAGTTAAAAAATTTAGGTTCGGTCATATCTAAAAGCCCTTCGTCGGTAATACCGACCTTAGTCAAGGCGTGTTTAGTTTTGTGGGATTTCTCCAAAAACCTTTAAAAATGCGGCTTTTACCCAAATAACCGAATCGGCCGCTTGCGGGGTTATTTCAATATGGAACCAGTCGCCCCCCGGCGCTCCCGTGATCGTGTGCTTTGTATATTTCTGCCACGACTGACGATCGCACCGCCAGCCGGCTCCGTGCGGTTTTGGTGCGTAATCGAGGACGGCTTGAATTCCAAGTTCGTTAGCGTGTTCCAAAATTTTATTTATAAACGCGAGCGCGTCCTTTCGATTCGCTTTCGGATTTTTTCCCGTTTTGCGATAAGAAAGATCGACCGCGCGGCCCGTCGCGTGAACGCTTAAAGTCCCCGGCTTTCCTTTAGCGTCTCTTTGGCCATACGAGCCATTATTAAAAAAGATTCCGTCCGAATGCGCGATCGCAAGTTTGATCCATGCGTCCATTCCCGCGCGCGGTTTAGGTGAAGGACCGTCCGCGTTTCCTATATAGTCCCGCGCGTTCGGGACGCCTTGTTTAGCCTTTGCTACTGTCACGGCCGAACGATGGATCTTTAGGATTCAACCAGCGCAAAATCGGCGGAATGATCGCGGCGACGCCGGCATTAACTAAAACTTTTGGATCGGTAATTCCCGACATATACAGCGCGGCCACGGCTCCAATAAAAGATCGCAAATAGGAAGCGATCATCGCTTTATCTTTTGGTTTCATTTATGGTCCTCCAAGTGGCCGTCGATTTTTGTTTCGATTCGGTTTAGTGAGTCTCGGACGATTCCATGATCGGATCGGTTTTCTTTAATGATTTTATTGAGCAATATCCCGACCAGACCGAAGCCCCCACCGATAAGAGAAACCAAAACGCCAGAATCCACGACATTATTTCGCGATCGGAGGCTGAGGAATATAAACGGGAGGAACAAAATCGTTTGTTTTTGCGTCGTATGTATAACCTACGCCCGCATAAGTTTTATCTGGGTCGTTAAAAAAAGTTTCAACGTATGTCCCCGAATAGCGTTCTGGATTAGCGTCTAAAAATTCTTTTGTTACAACATGAACCGCAATAACTACGTCGTTAACCAGTTCAGCGAAATATTGTTCTTGAGTCATGCGCGAGTCCTCACATATACGATTCCTGATCCACCTGCGCCGCCTGAAGCCGAAACGGTACTTCCAGCACCGCCTCCGCCGCCTCCCGTGTTAGCGGCCGCGGCATTTCCTGCGCCCGTTCCACCGGCCCCGCCAACACTTGATCCACCTGCTCCCGGCGAGGTTCCCGATCCGCCTCCGCCTCCGCCGGCTTTAAATAATGCACTTCCACCGATAAACGCGCTCACGTCATAACCTGCGCCGCCTGCTCCGCCCGTTGTCGTTACTGCGGCCGAACCAGCCGCTCCAGCACCGCCTCCGCCTCCGCCGGCTTGATTCGATGGGGTTGCTCCGTTACCTCCAGAAAATCCTAAAATTGTTGGGAAAAGTGAAACTAAACCGTTTGAATATGGAGCGCCTGCGCCTCCACCTCCACCGCCTCCGCTTGAGCCGGCCATGCCAACGACGTTTGCCACTCCCGCATTAGTCCAACCGCCAAAACCTCCGCCAATAGTGCTGAAACTTCGCGCCGTGTTATTTATTGACGAACCAGCCCCATTTGTACCAGTCGCGCTAGTTGTTGCTCCAGTTCCACCGGCTCCGATATCGATCGCATAAGTAGCGACGTCAAGGTAAACGGTTTGAATAACAATTCCGCCGGCTCCGCCGCCTCCACCGTTGTAATTCGACAACAAGGACGAACCGCCTCCGCCGCCTCCGCCTACGAGACAAATATCAAAGAGGCCCGCGCGACTAACAACGAGGTTTCCGTCTGACGAAAAAGTGTAAAGGTTGTAATTTATTCCGCCGACCGTGATCGACGAACTTGATCCGCCCGAAGCGGTTCCGTAACTTACGCCACCGTAGGGAAAAAATATTGAGGCTGACGCCGACGTGAAATAAAGTGTGCCGCCTCCCCATTGCGCCAAAGCCAATGATCCCGACGTCGTAACCGTGGCCGTTCCAGCCGTTACAGTACAGGTTCCCGTTCCGATATTGATTATTTGCAAAGTGTCCGAAGCATTAAAAAGCGACGTATTGACGGTAATCGTCGTATTACTGGCCGAATTCATGACGACGCGGGTTCCCTTGTCGCTTGCCTGTAAAACGTAACTAGCGGTTTTAGTTGAAACGGTCCAGTTGTAATCGTTCGCTTGGAGCGTGTCCATTTGCGAAGCGGTCAAAATCTGGTTCGCGACGAAGTCTTGAATAGCCATAGTTTTATCCTAAAACATTTAAGGCGTCGAGTTCGCCATATTGCAATGAGTCCAAAATTAGCTCATAAACGATCGTTGTCGGGGAAGTAAAGAACGTGACTCTATGACCAGACAGGACGTTAATTTGGTGCTGTACGCCTTCGATCGCTAATTCTTGGGCGAATTCGGTAGACGTCGCGCCTTGCTGAATTGTCTTTTGAATAGTGATCGTGTCCCCAATATCGACCACGGCCGCGAGGTCGCGCTGGGTTTCGGTCAACGAAACAAAGCCGACGGAAACTTCCGTAAAGCGCGGTTCGGGATTCGGAACCAAAAGGTATTCCGCAAGTGTTAAAGCGGCCGCGTCGTTATGCAAAAGCGAGCCCGTGATCGAGGTCGTCTGGATCAAATACTGAACTTGCGAAGCGAGGTCCTCGGCTACTTGCGGACTCGACGCTCCCGCGTGTTGGACGGACGCTCGGTTGACTACTTGATCCGCGTCGAATGCAATTCCTACTGAATCGTAACCAGCGGTCCCGATCGCGCCGTTATCGTGGAAATCGATAACCGAGCCGGCGAGCGTGTTCCCCAGCCTCGGCTGAAAGCAAAAGTTCCCATTTCTGTCTATAAAAATTCGGCCCTGCTCGGCCTGCTGTATTTGCGCGGCATAGTTCGCGACGGAGGTTCCATTCGGTACGGTCCAAGCGGAAGCGCCTCCGAGGGTTACGGTTCCCGTTGAAATATTTCGGGCTAATGCTGGGAAATCAACTTCGGGAAGGTTCAAGAGATCGGTTACGCGGTCGCTTGATAATTGTTCGTCGACGTTCCATTCGGAAAGATAAGTCTGGGCTAAATAATAAAAATCGTCCGCGCAATTAACGGAAACTCGATCTAGTTCTCCAAGTTTGAACGAGTAGGAATAGGTCGTTATATAGCCTTTAAAAAGGACTTCGTTTTCGCGGCTAAGGATTACGCGACGTAATGGAGCGAGCCCCGGCTGGTTATTTGAAGGATCGAAATATGGGCCTTGATCGTCGAATGGATTAAATATTCCCGTCGTGTCGAGCAATTCAAAACTCATGGTTCCAGCGAGGATTCCTTGATCGCCGATATCGCGACGGCCACGAAAAACGGAAATATTTGTCGCTCCGTCAATTACCGAAGCGTAGGACGTTGACGGTCCGAGAATGTCCTCATCGAGAATTCCTTTTGTCGCGGAATCCAAAGTGAAAGAAACGTAATCGAATCCCGTATCGATTAAAAGGTCATATTCTCCAGACTGAACGATCGTCGCGGACATTAGGCGACCTGTATATTTGCTGGCCCATTTGATCGATTAAAAGCGCGAATCGCGTTAACTACTGACTGACCTATTTCTGCGCTCGACGCAAGTCCGCCATTTACGTTAATCGTGTAGTTTCCGCCCATTGCGCCGGCTCGGTTTAATGGGATTACGGCCTCTGGGCCGCGCTCGCCGATCATCGCCAATGTTGGCGAATTTACGATTCCGCCCTCGGCCAGCATTGGAATATTAGGAACGCTAAATCCTTTTCCGCCTAAGCCGGGGACCCATGAAGGGAATTCGAAGGAAAGTTTTCCGATCGTGTTATTCCATAGTTTCGCGATCGTGTTGAAAATCGTTTTGTATACGCCGAGAACGGTCTGGACGTATGTCGTAATTATGTCGATACTTCCCATTACGACGTCTTTCAAAAAGCCAAAAACGTTATCGACTATTTTTCGGACGCCTTCGAACTTTGTGTAAAGAATCGCAATTATCGCAATAACGGCCGCTATGCCTACAACAATTAGTCCAAGCGGGTTAGCGGTTAGGGCCGCATTCCAAAGCCATTGAGCCGCGGTTGAAATTTGTGTGTAAAGGGTATAAATCTTGATAGCCGCATTGGCGGCCAGAATGGCGACGGCGATCCCACCAATAACGCCGGCGATAACAAGGAACGTCGTCGTGTTGTCTTGGGCCCATGATCCCATTGCGGTTAGAAGCGGAAGGGCTTTTTCAACTACTGGGATTAAAGCGGCCCCGATGTTTTCTTTTGCTTCCGAAATTGCGATTCCGAATCGTTTCATTTGTCCCTCGGCGGTTCCCGCGGCCGTCGCGGTCGCGCCTCCAAAGGTCCCTCCAAGAACGTCCATAACCGTATTAAGGTCCGCGCCCTCTTTAATGAGTGTCGCCATTTCTGGGGATAATGATCGAAGGCCTTTCATGTTGCCTTGATAAGCCTTTGCCAAAGCGTCCGAAACGGTCGTTAGATCGGTTCCCGTCGCGGTTGAAATATCCATCGCAAGGCTCAAAGCGTCTTGAGCGGTTCCGAGGTCTTTTGTACCTCGCGCCAGCGACGCTAGGGCTGGCCGTAAAGCGTCGTCCGCGATTCCCGACGCCAGACTCATTTTCGAGATCAATTGCTCGTTAGCGGCGATCTGGGCGTCAGTAGCGGACGCGCTAATGGAAAGCGTTCGAGCGAGTTCGGCTTGGGCGGCTTGATCCTCCATAGCGGCTTTCGTTGCTCCAGTAAGGGCTACACCTAAAGCACCTACCGCGGCCGCGGCTGGGAGGGCCGCTTTCTTAATAACGAAGTTCGCTTTCGCGCCGGCTCCCTCAAGTTTCTTAAAATCGGCGACCGCGCGATCGAGGCCTTGCGGATTCCATTCCGAGACAATGGGGACGGAAATAGCCATTACTTACCTACCATTTGCGCGCGGTTATTTATCGCATATTCCATATCAGCGATCGCGTCCTTGACGCCTTGCTCGACTTCTCCGATTTTGCTTTCTACTGATCTCCACATAACGCGCGACGCTCCACCTCGGTCCTTTTGTAGTTTACGGATAAGCGCGGTCCCCGATGGGGTATTACCCGAACCAGACCTTCCAGCCATATCAAATATCGATCCGCCGGCTGAACCTAAAACAAGTTTTAAAAGTGGAAACGTGTTCGCGTTTTTGTCTCGAATGCGTGAGCCTTTAAACGTGACCTTGATCGAGCGTCGGACGGTTTTAGCGTCGTATCCGAGACGGCCCGTAACTTTCCAGCCTCCTCCACGTTTACGACCTTTTTCCCCCGGCTCGATCGCGACCTCGGGAATAAGTGATCGCGCTTCAGCGAGAATCGGCGCGGCGGCTAATTTCATTTTGGCTTGTGTCGCTTTGCGTAACGCTGGATCGATCGTCTTTAAAAGTTTGAGCATTTCGGGAACGCCATAAACCTCGATACGAGCGAGGTCGCCCATTTGGGGATTATATTCACGCGCCACGGCTCGACCTTTCGTTTGCTTTCTTTAAACAATAGATCACCGTTTGAAGGTCGCGAGTGTCAAACGTATCGGAATAAAAAGTAGGGGCCCAGCCCAAGGCGACTAACAATTCGGCTAATTGCCGACGGTAGCCGCCTCCGTAGGGTTTATATCCGTTTTGTCCTCCGACGTGATAATCATTTCGGGATTCTCTTTTACCCATTCGCGCCAAGTGTCGGGAAGTTTTTCTCCGCGCATTTTGAAAGTGAGATAAGCCCAGACGGTTACTTCGGTCATTCCGAATCCGCGCCCATCGGACGCGCGACGATTTTCGATCCGTTCCCATTCGGTAATTACGAATAGGTTCGTGAAAATAACTTCGACGTTTTCGCCGTCGCCTTTACGATCGACAAATAATTTAACTTTCATTTTTGCTCCTTGTGTCGGGCCGAGGAACGGCCGTCGTTATGAGATATCTACCGAGTAGGTGCCTTGAGTAAAGGTTAGGTCTATCGACTGAAGTTCGCCGAGGCTCGCTTGGAGGACTGGCATTTCGGCCAACAAAGTATCGGTCAGCGTGAAGCCGGGATTCGTAGGCGAATTAGATCCGCTTGCTGGGGTCGCGATAATTGTCGTTTGTTCTCCGACCAATTGCGAAAGGACTTCATAGGTCGCGTTGTCGCTGTAATCGAGATACAAGGTTACGGTCGCCTCATGGTTTCCGAGTCCCTTTTGACTCTTGCGATCCGTCATTCCAAAAACCGTATTTTCCAAAACGTCGTAGCGTTCCGTCACGGTCGCGGCTGTACAAAAGCCGGTCAAGTTGACCCCGCCGATCGTGATAACTGGATTTGCTAAATATGAAGCCATGTTGAAATTCTCCTTCGTTCTTTCTTTACTTTAGTAATTTGACGTAGCCATTATGGGGATTATCAATTCATAGGCCGGAAGCATGGTTCCGCCTATGTCGACATTGGTCGGACGGCCAGACGTGACCGCGACGTTTTTATCGATCAATTTCGCGACCATTGATAAAAGCGAACGTTCGCCGTCAAGGTTGCCGGGGCCTAGCGTCATGACTTGGACCGTGAAAACTGCTTTGACAATTTTGTTGTTATAAGACTCGATCGACGGGCTATTGATTAGCGCACAAGGCGGAACGATATTTCGCGGATCGTTGACTACCTGCAAATTCAAGATCGTTTGAAGCGTCGACGTAAGGCTATCTAAAGCGACGTTTAGAAAGTCCGTGTAGACGGTCGGGGTTATTGGCATTAGGCGACCTGCGGACGGTCAATTCCCAGCAATTGACGGATTATTCCGTTTAAGCCGGTAACTGGGGAAACTCCCATGTCTTGAAAACTATTAAAGGATTCGACGGAGCCTCGGGCCCTATACATTGCGGAGCCGTACATGATTGCGCCTAGTTTGACGTCTTGCGAAGGGACGGTCGTGAGTGAATCCGTATAGCCGGACTCCATACGTCGACGCCAACTGAACTGTGAAGCCGCGGCCGCGCATATCGTGAGATAGTTCGCGTCGGACTGGGTCGCGACGCCGATTCCTAGATAATCGTAGAGATCCTGCGCGTTAATCCAAGTACAAGTCTGGGTTATTGTTACGGTTCCCGAAGCCGCTTGACGCTCGACATTGTCGGCCGTTTTTGCGTAGAGAACTTGATTAGCGATCGGAACAAGCGGATCATAAATTAAATCGCCGTATTTATCGACCCCGATAAAAAGATATTCGGGAAGCGCACGAACGACAAACGAGCCGTTAAAAGTAGCGTCGACATTTGTAACGACGATACTTGCGCCGACCTCGATCTCTGCTGGGGTTAAGAGAACGAGGACGGCGAAGTTATCGGTTAGTTGCTTTTGAACGACCGAGTAGGCGGCCATAATTGGGCCTCCTTTCGGTTATTAAACGTCGCGCTTAACGAACTTGGTTGAGTCGATCATCAAGGTAGCGAGATAGCCTCGGAAGGCTACGGTCCTTGACAAAGTTGAAGGCGTGTCGATACTGATCGCGCCCTTGGCTTGTTCGAACACTTCGAAGCCGTCGGTATTTCCGACGTACACTTGCGCGTCCAAGTTGCGATCTACTACGAGACGCAAGCCAAAAGCGGAAGCGTCAACGGACGCTGGGTTCATTGAACCGTAAGCGTTCATAGGTCCTACTTGTGGGAACAATGGACGACCTGCGTCGTCGGTCAATGTGCCGAGGGCTTGGAAATATTCTGGCGACACAATAAGCGCGTTAGGAAGGTTTCCGTTTGAGTTTACGAGGATCGTTGTAGCGGCTTCGTAAACGAAAGCGGCCCAGTCAGCCGCGCTGGTTGAATCGGTCAGCGTCGCGGTCTGCGAAACGTTGCTTTCAAATTCTGAACAAGCGTAAGCGTCGGTCTGGTTCGCATAAATTCGGGCCATGTCGTCGAGCAAAAGCGACAACACTTCCGGCTGGGTCCAGTCGATCGAGGCTTCGGATACTGATACATATCCGCCGAAAATTTTCTTTGTTACTTGCTCATCGCTGATAACAAAAGTTCCGTCGGTAATTGTTTGTGATTCGGTTTCTGGTCCACCAATTGAAGTATGGGTCGTGACCTTTGGACGAATGAAAACTTTTCCGCCTTGTGGCATTGCCTTAGGGCCCATTGCGTCGATGAGCGGGCGCAAGCCTCGGAAATTGTTGTAGACAGGCTGGACGATCGGCAAAGGCAAGACGCCATCGAGCGATCCGCCGAGCGTGTTCACGTCTGGAGCGGCGGCCTGAATTTTTGCGTTCATTTCAGCGGCTACTGATCCGCCTTGCATGAATGCCGAAATGTATTCGGCCGCGCTTGGAAGTTTGAAAGCCTGCTTTGGTTGAGCGAAAAGCGGAGCGATAGTTGACGCTTCGATTACGGCTGGGGTTTCTACTGATTCGGACATTTCGTTTTCTCCTTGTGAGTTCTCTACTTCATTTAACACTACTTCGGTTTCGATTTCGTGGATATCCTCGGCTTCGGGGATACTGGCCGCGATCTGGTTAATGACGGCTCCGGCTACGGCTCCATGAGGGACCATAGACAATTCGAACCAGTCACTAGCGAGAATTTCCATTACTCCGTCTTTTGTGTAACGGAACTTCGTCGGATTTACTCCGACCGAGACTTGATCGACGACGCCGTCTTGAGCAAGAACCAAAAATTCATTTCCGAGAGTTGTCTCCGAAATTTTGCCAGTAAAAAGAACCGAATTTTCGGCTTCGATTCGTTCGGTCAAAATACCGACCGGCTGGCTTGAGTCGTGATACATAAAAATTTTGGGCGCGGGACCGTCAAGCGGTAATGAGCCTTTCGCAAACTTGACGCGCGTTCCATCGGAAACCGTGGCTTCGACACCATAAACGACCGCGACTCCAGAAACGGTTCGTCGTGCTGGAGCGTCTGGCGCGGCCGCGTCGACTGTAAAATTTTGTGGGGTTAAACGAATCATGATCGAATCCTAAACCTATTGAGTCGCCATTTCGGGCATATCTGATACTTCGTCTGGGGAATCCATCGGTTCGATTTCCTCGACGTCTCCGCCCATATAATCCTCGGCCAAAAATTCTGACGTATCGAAACGAACTTTTGTTCCGCGCGGAAGCACGTTATCGCTAGACAATGTTTCCGCTATGCAATTCATCAATGGGAGACAGCCGAAGGTCACCAAGTCAATACGCGACTGGGAGGCGTTTTGATAAGAATATGAACCAGTCGATACGCCGACGAGGTACGGAGGGACCCCCATGGCTCTGCTGAGGTCTTTGGCGCTGTAATCGGCCGAGTCGATCAAAAGCATTCGATCCGGCGTCGCGCTTGTTTCCGTATAGGTCAAGCCTTGCGAAATGACGGCCGTCTGATTAGTCATTCTGGCGAGGTTAAATTGCGCGGCTAATTGCTGAAGGTCCTCCGCCGACATAGGCTCGCCCTCAGTAATTTTAAGAACGCCGGCTGGAATTGACGATGAAGCGTTTCGAACGCGGGCTTCCTCAATGCGAAGCGCGGTTTCTATTGCGCGTCGTGACGTGTAGTTAAGGCCTTCGATCGGGCTTAGGAATTGGATTACGTCTCGCGAGTCAAGAGGCATTCCGTTAAATTGAATTTGGTTTGACGGACCGTAAAAAATTCCGCCCTGCTGATCGAGTGTCTGGACCATGTTGGAAGGTAGCCGCGTGAAGTTCAGGGGATAGCCGTCCGCGCTCCTTTCAACCACCCACCAGAAGGCCCTTCCCGTGAACAGGAGGTCGTCCGCGGTCCAAGAAAGTATGAAGTTATTCGTTACGGATTTATCGATTCGCTGGATCCATGATCGAGGCGCGAGATCGATTTCCGACATTTCGCGTTCGTTTTCGGACCATACTTCGCGATACATTTCGAGTTTAAGGTTTCCGATCGTTCCGCAAATTAGATCGCGGGAACGTGTAACCGTCGGAAGGCTCATTGCGCGGGCTCGCATTTCTGAAGCGGAATACGAAATGAAATTTCCAATTTGTGACGCGCCGACGTTAGATCCAGCGGCCGCAATTATTGCGGGAGCCGACGAAACGGTTTCGGTCTTGCGATTAAATAAAGCCATTTCTAGATTATGTCACGGGAAGCGGCCGATCGGGACGATATCCGATCCCGACGAAAGGCAAGGTCAACCGACCGACCGCCGGCAAGATCTTAGTTCGGCATTACGAAAACTAGCGGTTTCGAATTTGTTGTCGGTCGAGCGGCCATAGCGGCGGCCCAAATTAGACATCGACAAAGTTCGATCGGCCCCGGCGAACGTTGACTTGATACCGCGACCGAGCCTTGAGTTCGTACCGCGACGGCTCGTTGGACGTGTTCCGCGAGCATGGTTTCGCCCATATGGAGAACGCGCCCTTCGTGAATCATTTGTTTAACGACTGGCGTATATTTCAAAATTTCTCCGTAACCGACAACGACGCGACGACGTTCGAAACTTGGCGGACAATGAACGTCGATCGTCGGGCTTATTGCGAAACGGACCGACGGATTTTTGGCTTCGTGAAGGATTTTTTCCCAAAGTTCGGAATATGTTTCGGCCATGAATGCGACCGTACAAACGACCCGCCCATCGGGAAGCGAAGCGGCCCGTACTCCAAAGAAACGAGATTCGTCCATAGACGCTTCGACCGCGATCACTCCGCCGGCTGGCATTTGTCCCTCATGACGTAACGCTGGCCAGCGTCCAACGTCGATCCAGCCCTTGGAAACCGTAATCCAGAGGTTCATCGACGAACGTAGATAGGCCGCGCGGTCGGGACCGTCGCGTTCCGCTCGAATGGTTTCTGGACGAAGGGTTACTCCAAGACTTGGGTTTCCCCAGCCGAAAGCGGCGTCCGACATTGGATCAAGATCAGGCGGAGGGCTCCATTCCATGAAAAGGAAAGGCGAGGGTTTTCCCTCATCAATAAGGCGAAGTCCGTTTTCTCGGTAGCGAATGAAGGCCGTCGAGGCTTCGGTCCCCGCCGTGGAAAATAGGGCTAGGTGAGGCGAACGTCGCGCACGTTGAGCCGGCTCCAAGCCCATTGATAAAACCGTTTCGGATATATCGAAAATTTCGTCCGCGATCGCGAGATCAATACTCATACCGTGACCGATGGAAGGACGCGGAGCCTTTACGAACCAGCGCGATCCGTCAGGCATAGTGGCCTGATAACGACCATAGGACCAAATTATATGAGCGCCTAATTTCTCTAATTTTGGCGCGAGTTCGTCGAACAATAAACAGGCGAGGTCGAGCCGGTGAGCCGTAGAAACTACCGTTTGTTTTTGGCCGCGAATCTTTGGCATTTCAATTAACCAGAAAAGGATCAAGCATTGGGCGACAGTCGTTTTTCCATTCTGACGCGCGACCGATAAAAGGCTCGATCGATGAGTGAGGTCCATTTGACCGTCGTCCGCCGGCGCAAAACCTAAAGCGCGATCCAAATAATGACGTTGCCAGTCCATAAGCGTCACGTCGAGATACTCCAAAGCCATGTCCCCCACAAGGCTCCCCCACGATCCGACCGATTCTGGGCTAATCGTTTCCAGCCGCGGAAGGTCTCGTCCAGTCGTCGCCAGTTCAGGCCAGTTCGAGCCGTTCTTGATAAAGAGTTGACTGGGGCTCGGGGTCGTGTCTTGCCCTCCCAAAAAACGAACATTTGTTTGCTCGTCGTTTGTTTCGCTTCGGTTGAGTATTTCGTTTCGTGTTTGTATTCGTTGAGCGTCGCGTTTGTTTTTGAATGTTGCTCCGCGTGAACTATTACAAGGCTTGCACGATGGGATCATGTTGTCCAGCGTTGAGTCTCCGCCGGCCGCTATCTCTAATAGGTGATCGGCTGTTGTTGCTTTTCTTTTCCTGCACCAATGGCAGATCGGATCGTCTCGGAGTATGAGTTCGCGGTTCCGTTTGTATGTTGTCGAGTCGTACTCGCTGGGTTTACGTGTCATGCTCCCGCGCCTTCGGCTTGGGCTAACGCGACGCTTGCGCGTCTTGTTGTTGTTGTTTGTTTGTTGTTCGTCATGTCGGGCTCGACTCTCGCTTGTTGTTTGTTATCTATGTTTAGTTTAGTTGTGTAATGAAATGAGGTTAATGAGCCTCCCACCGTATAGCCCTTTACGGTTCCCAATTTCATTAACTTACGCTCGATTATGTTTACGAGCCGCCTCGACGCTTTGCCCGTTTTATTTCATATTGCATAATTCGGAGCGCGTCGATCTACCCACGCTTTCCGTGTGTTACCCGCTCACCGTGCGAAGGTGTAGGTCGTGCTACTGGCCAGTTGTAATTAGGCGACCAATATATTCGCCCATTTGAGGAACTACCGCGTTCCCTAATCCTTTAAGTCGGTCCAGCCGATGGGGAATCCCATCAGCCATTCGTGGAATTCTGGGTTCGTTTTCCCACCATTCGACAAATCTTTCGCTTGTTGCTCGGTCAACGTTCCATCGTCGACTCGGCGTTGGAGGATTTTCCGATGGCCCGTCGAGTGCCATGATCCCGCTAGCGGGGTAGGCCAAGATAATAATTCGTTCGCGTCTATGTGGGGCTCCCAGTCCGGCCGCTGATATAACACTCCATTCCGCGTCATACCCGATGGAGGCAAGTTCTCCAATGACGGTAGTTCCCCCCAGAGTGATATGTCCCCGAACATTTTCCAAGATCGCGAACTTTGGTCGTAATACGCTAAT